GAGAAATCTGTAGTGCACATTCTGTGTTATGAAGATACTGTTGATGAGACCTGGGTTAAGAAGGCCTTAGAGCAGTATGATGAATCAAAAGTTAAATGGGTTAAATATAAGTAAAATGGAATTTTCAAAACACATCACAATCGAGGTAACTGTAGACAAGATTAAAGAATTGACTTTTAACCGTGCAAAAAGCGAGAAGCATGTACAGGCGTTAGTTAAGTCAATTGCAAATGTAGGGGTGTTGAGAACACCTGTGTTAGCTTATACTAAATGTATTAGTGGTAAGCTAGAGTATTATAATGTAGATGGTCAACACTTGGTTGAGTCATTAAAGAGATTAAACATTAAGAAAGTAAACGCTATTGTTGTTGAGACAGAATCTGTAAATAAGATTGTTGAGATGATGGCTATACTAAATAATGTTCAGCAGAAGTGGACATTGGTAGACTATATCAATGCATACTGTGGATTAGGTAATGAGAATTACTTTAAGTTAAAGACACACTTCCTAGGTAATGGACTTACTCCTGCTGTATCAAGTATGATATTAAGTGGTAATGCATCTAGTGGTAAAGGTCTTAATGGTGTACGTAATGGTAACTTCCAAGTTACTGCTGAAGATTCAATACAACTTACAAAAGATTTGATTGAAGCTTCTGCTTTAGTTAAGACTACTAATGCTAAATTTCATGGGGCTTTCTGTAACTTCTACAGATCTCAAGGTAAGAAGTACAATCATGCTCGTATGCTTATAGCATTGCGTGGTAATACAGACTTTGATAATATCCCGCATGATATTACTTACATCAATGGTTTAATCAGTAAAGCGTATAACAATGCAAAGTAATTTACCTACCGGTGCACAACAAGATGTTAACGCACCTTGGAATCAAGTAGATGATTTATGTAGATACTGTGATCAAGATATCATCAGGGGGATGGCTCAAGAGGCCACCCTTGATGAGTCTGATACACAGGAACATATGGAAACATTGCTTGAAGAAGCAGGTTTATGTATAGATTGTTTTAAAGAACAAGATGCAGATGACAATGATGATTGGTGTAACTGGAAGTCCTGAGACTTTAACTGATGAAGACGTGACGCTTGACCTGTCCTTTATGGAGGACAGCAAGCTCGTCTTGTATAATGATGATCATAATGCCTTTGATAAGGTTATTATGGCTCTCATTATATACTGTGAGATATCTTCAGCAAGGGCTGCAGAGTTTGCTATGAGAATCCATAACGAGGGAAAGGCTGTGGTAAAGTATGGATCTCGTGATAAACTCGAGCCTATTGCTAAGGTATTTGGTGAACTAGATTTAACCTGTGAAATAGAAGACCCATGAAACCAGGGAATTGTTTTATAGATGATTACTATGAGCCAGACACTATTGTACTACAGCTTACTAATGTAAGTAATGATTATAGTCATGAATGTATAGTTGTTTATTCAAGTGATCCTGACCGTATGGAGATAGGCGCAAAGGTGTCACGTTATTCAAATGATGAGGAACTTATACCAGTAGCTATGATCACAATAGATAATAAAGTAATACTAATTAACTTATGAAAGTAGAAGACTATGTAGAGTTAGGAGGAGATGTATTTTATGTAACTAAAGACCTTAGTCAAGACGATTTAATTTTTAATGAGCTTGAAGTACTTGCTATTTATGTAAAATCTCCTAGTGAGTTATACTTTGTTGGTAAGGTATGTAAAATACAATATCCTAAAAATGGCTCCGGTTTAGATGTAGTTAAACCAATATTTGTAAAAGATGAAAAGTAAAAGACTAACTGATGATGACATGGTAAAAGATATAATCAACACCATGTTTATAATAGCTGGTCATGATGTATCCTATGAGGACATTAAAGACCGTAAGGATAAATGGTATGAGCAATGGACCATGACTCCTGAGCAAGAAGAAAAGTGGAAGGAGTGGATGGTAGGGTACTTACGTAAGCATAGAAGGCTTACCGTTAAGTATGCTCAGAGATCTGCTTCTATGTATAACCTGATGTGGGGCCTTAAGGTCATACGTCCTGAAATAGAACAAGAAAATGACTAAATCATGAAAACTAAAACTGTAGAGAGACTAATGGCTGAGACACCTGAAGATGTTAAGAAACAAGTAAGTAGGTATGCAGATGGTTTAGTTATGGGTAAGTATCTAATGTGGGCATTAGCATTTATCTTACTACTAGATTGTGCTGCTACAATAGGTTTATACCTATCTGTAAAGGACAAGCCTCTTGAAAGAGAGGACTACCAAATGTTTAAAGCTGTTAAGATACCGGAGGATACTGTATATGTAGACCCGATAACTGTAGGCACAACAACTGATCCTGAAGGTTTATGAGTACAAAAGAAGTATTAGAAGATCTTATTAAGCAGATGGAACATCTACGTGGTAATAAGACTGTGCCTTATCTTAACCCTTATAAAGGTATAGATGACTGTGTTGAACTTGTATATAATAGGATTAAAACTTTAAAGAATGAAGACTGAGTATAGAAATCGTTATGGTGATCTAATTATCTTTGAGAAGAAGGATAATGTTATAGAGATGAAAGGTTTTACCGAGCACTACCGTGTAGGCGGATGGCCTGGTGAAACAGAGATGCCTAACTATAAGTTCTCTATGATTGACCCTAGTGGTGGACCATACATTACCGCACAAGCGGAATGGCATGGTGAGGAACCAAGTGGTACAGATATGGGATCTTTCCTACCAGAGTGGGCAGGTCTCAAGATAGAGTACATTACAGTAGAGGATAAGTTAGCTAAATTACATTTATGTCATTAGAACACAAAGACTTAGACAGAATCAAGGTAGCTAACCTTGTAGTATGGTTACAGATGGCTGTGTTTGCAGCAGATGAAACTGCTAACATAACATGGTTTAATAGGCATAGGACTAAGAATGTCTTGAATAACTTTAATGATATCGTAGTTAAAGAACACGGTCCATTACTGAAAGCATTCTGGGATATACCTGACCAGATAGACATGGTAGAAATGTCTAACAGATTGAGCAAATTTGCAGAGCTCATAACAGATATGGATTATCTGGAAATGCAAGAGTGTGCGGAATTAATAGAAAATCATTTAAAAGAAAAAAGAAATGGAAACATTTGATGCATGTGTATTTGTATTTACTGGTTTAACTACCGGTATGGCTATAGGTTTAGCCATTAGAAATAAGAAGACTAGTAAGCTTCAGAATGAATTGGATTATCTAGAAAGTACGTACAGTAACTTAGTAGATAGTTATACTGAGTGTATTGTTGAGAAACACAGACTGGATTTTGAGAAGTATTTAAAACCTATTACTCCTGTTAAGAAAGAGGTTGTAGTTAAGAAAAAAGTAGGAAGACCTAAAGGAAGTACTAATAAACCTAAGACAAATGGCAAACCAACTACCCGTAAGTATACGCGCAAAAGTAGTAAATAAGAACTTAGAGATAGATCCGTTAGGGTCTGCTAAGTTGTCTCAATTTATCCAGGGTATGGATGAAGGTGATACAATTATTATTACTTATGAAGTACAGAATGATGATGCTAGCTATGCTCAAGTGAGTAAAGTGCATAAGCACATCAGAGAACTTGCTAGTTATACCGGTGATTCATTTGAAGATATGAAACTCCAGGTTAAGTTACGTGCTGGTTTATGTAATAATTCAGATTGCAAATCTTTTGCTGATTGTAGCAAAGAAGAGGTGTCTATGGCTATTCAGGCGTCGATTGAGATTGGGGAGCTTGTGGGTTTTTCTCTGTATTAACCATCTCACCAGTTTCTACGTCTAATGTAGTTTTTTTAATCTTACCTTGTTCTCTTGCGGCTTCTTCAATTAGAAGTGTAAGTCCAAAGAGAACTTTGTATTTAAAGAAATCTAGGTTATCATCTGATGTACTAGAGTTAACAGACTCCATTAATAACTTGTAGCTATCCATATCTTTTGGAAGCAAATCAATAATTAGTTTGTTAATTTGAGCATACATTGCTGCAGGAATTTCTACAGTTACTGATGTTTGCTCGTCAAGTACATCAATGTCAATAGTTTTATTTGCCATAAATTTAAATTTAGAAAGCTAAGATATGCTAGAAAGTGTAAACCTACAAGATGTAAAACAAAAACTCGTAAGCAAACTTCAACCTTGTGGTTGGGGGGCTAAGCTAAGAACCTTTATGCTGGGAGAAGATATGGATATTATATTAGATAAGCTTCTCAAAGATGCCCTAGATAATAAAAGATTCACTCCTAAGATTAAGGATATCTTTAATGCTTTTGAGGAATGTCCTTTTGATACTACAAGAGTAGTTGTCATTGGTCAGGATCCCTATCCGCAACTTAATGTTGCTGATGGCTTAGCATTTAGCTGTAGTAAGAAAGGTAAGATAGAAGCCTCTCTTGCATATATGCACGGGTCTATTAAAAAGACAGCAGTTCCCGGTTATATTGGTAGTTGTGATCTCAAGCCTTGGGCTAATCAAGGTGTGTTATTATTAAATAGTGCATTTACAACGGTGATAAATAAACCAGGTAGTCACTATTTGCTATGGCGCCCTTTCCTTGTACAAGTATTAGATAGTTTAGTTTGGGAAAAGCCCGGACTCATCTATGTATTCTTAGGTAAGAAAGCTCAAGAGTATGCAGATCTAATTCCTGATAACAATTATAAGATTATGGTATCGCATCCTGCGAGTGCTGCTTATGAGAATCAAGAAGAGTGGGACTGTGAAGACATGTGGAATAAGATTAACAAATATTTAGAACAAGATGGAGGAACCAAAATATCCTGGTAAAGTAAAAGTGTCTGCATTTATAGATGTAAACTTTGGAGAGATGTGGTTTGAGGTTGAAGGTAAAGGTAGGCTAACTATAAAAAACAAATGTTTATATGATGCTCTATCTAAGTTTGATATCAAGATGGACCGCGCTAAGGAAATTGTTAAGGTTATTGCTAATGATATAGCAAGCTGTCGTAACTATTATGTTGATTTATGTGATTACCGAGTAAGTTATGAAGAAGAAACAATTGAGTCAGTTACAACAGAATGTTGACAGCTATGTTAGAGACTTAAACACATCAATTAGTGCAGCTGTAAATAAGTTTTTTGCTCAAATGAGTGAGATACTTGAGGAAGATATTGATCATGATGATTATATCTTACCATGCACTGTAACATTTGAGGAGCTTGTACAAATTGTAGAGGCTACATTCCCTAGGGAAAAACCTTTTACTGCTAGTGTAAGTTCAAGAGCTAATCGTGTACCTTTGATAAGGCAGCTGACATATTACATTGGTGCAAGCATGGGTCATACATATAATCATATGTATAATGCATTGAATGTACTATATGGTAATAAGGTTATTAAGAATCATGCTACTATAGATCATAGTATTAAGAAGATCCGAGATCTTTTATCTATCAATGATCCTAAGTGCATTACTCTAAGGTTGCAAATTATGAATGCTGTAATTAAATATGTAGAAAAAGATGAATGAGCTATTTGAGTTTTTAGAAGCCAATAAGATTACACCTAACCAGTATTATCTTTTATGGTGTATACATACGGGTAACAAGCCTAAGAATATTAATGCTCACCTAGAACTTAGAGCATTACAAGCTTCTAACTTTGTAAAGGGTGCTAAGCTTAATGACTCAGCTCTTGCTTTGATTGGACATACTCCGGCTGTAAAAGAATTTAGTTTTGAAGAAGGTGCATCAAGCATTGATACATTTATTTCTATATTCCCTAAGGGTAAGTTGCCTACGGGTAAACCTGCCAGAGTGAACAAGAAAAATATTGAAGATGCTTTTAAGTGGTTCTTTAATAACTATGACTATAGCTGGGATGTAATACTACAAGCAACATTGTATTATGTTGAGACCTATGAGAAAAGTAATTTTATGTATATGAGGAATTCTCAATACTTTATCCGTAAACAAAATACAGATAGATCTTGGGACTCAGAGCTTGCTAATTACTGTGAGATTATTATTAACGGAGATGAAGAAGACACATCTCATTTTACTGATAGAGTTGTATGAGTTTAATTTCTGAAAAGTTTTTAGCTAAGTTTTTGGTATCCGCTGTGGTATCACTAATGTGCTGGACAATTATAAATAATGTGGTTACTCCAATTGGTTTTGGATCCTATCTTTTTATAGAATTTCTCTTGCTTGCGGCAAGGTTTTTTTATATATTTGCATGGAAGAGAATCGATGGGTACACACCCAGATAATGTAAATCCCAATAATTAATGCTTAATGAATCTGAAGATGTAAACAGTCTTCCCTGGAATAGTCAGCGAGAAGGTTTCCTAGACTCGCTCAACTATATGAAGGGCAGACAAGAAGGTCGGATTAAAAGTTTAAAGACACCTTGGGATAAGTTTAATGATGCTACAACAGACGGTCTAGAATGGCACTCTATGACTGTTATAGGTGGAAGACCTGGCAGTGGCAAGACTCTTATCAAAGACCAAATTGTAAGAGAAGCTTTTATACTTAATCAAGGTGAATCATTTAGGGTACTAGAGTTTCAGTTTGAGATGCTAGCCCGAACTAGTGCCATTAGAGAATACTCTAGTGTGCTTGGAAAATCTTATAAGTATTTGTGTAGCGCTGACGGCAAGCTCACTACTGAAGATCTCCAGAAATGTTATCAACATGCCGTTGAGAGAGTAAAGTATCCAATAGATGTTGTAGAAAATCCTATTACTGTAAATGAGTTAAAGGATATAGTACAACAGTATATGAACTTTCATGCTATAAGAGATGAGGATAAAAACTTTGTAGCTTATTGCAAGACTGTAGTGACACTTGATCACTCTCTCCTATTAAAGAAAGCGCCATTTGAAAAGGACAAGTATGATACTTTGTATAATTTAGGAGAGGCTATAACAGAACTTAAACGTAAGTTTCCAATAGCTTTTATTATCCTGACACAATTAAACAGAGGCATAGATAATCCTGAAAGGAATGAGGACGGTAGGTATGGTAATTACATACTTGAGTCTGATATTTTTGGTTCAGATGCGCTATTGCAACATGCGGATACTCTTGTTGGTATTAACAGGCCAGGTAAACAGAAGATTAAACTGTATGGTCCTGACAAATACCTTATTGAAGATGATCGTATCCTAGTACTACACTTTCTTAAGTGCCGTAATGGTGATAACCGCATGAGTTTTTTCAGAGCAGAATTTGAAAAGATGAGGATTTCAGAAATGGAAACCCCACCTAAACAAGAAAGAAAATTAACAACAAGATGAGTATATCAACAAAAACCGAGGATTCAAGGGACAAAGTTGCTGAGCTTAGAAAACATCATGAGCTATTGCTAGATGCAATAGGACAACCTGATGCTTTATTTCAACCTAAGTTAGCATATATTCCTAAAGGAAAGACAGAAGCTCATGTGAGTTTCTTCTTAGGAGATTTTAAAAAGAAGCAAGACATCTACATTGAATTTGCAAGTAGAGATCTTGAAGTAGAAGATCCTTCAAGAACATTGTGGTTGTGGCAGTTTAATCCACACTGGGAAGAAGAGTATGATACTACCGAGCCTATGGCTAATGGTCAAGTAAGATATCTTATTCCTGTATCAGAATTACTGAAGGTGTCCGCACCTGTAGAAAAGAAAGTAGCAACCTCTAAGCAATTAGATCTTAATACATTCTTCTCTGACATTATTGATCCTGATCAGGATGTACCACTTGACCAAATGACTGTTAGAGATCTTGCAGCTATTCTTTTAAAGAAGCCTGTAAGTAATAAGAAATGGTTAAATGATTTAATTAAATAACATGGAGATTAAACTTCCTACTAGTAAGGTTCCGGCTGAGCAATCAAGTCCGCGTAACCTGGTAATCTTTTCAAAGCCAAAGACTGGCAAAACAACATTGTTGTCACAGCTTGATAACTGTCTTATTCTAGATTTAGAAAAGGGCTCTAAGTATGTAGATGCAATGAAAGTTGAAGCTCACTCTATTGAAGAGATTAAGCAAATCGGTAAAGCAATTACAGAAGCAGGTAACCCCTATAAGTATATTGCTGTAGACACAATCACTGCATTAGAAGAGATGTGTATTCCGTATGCTGAACAATTGTATATGAAAACTCCTATGGGTAAGAACTGGCCTACTGATGGTAAGCCTAAGTACGGAACCATTATAGGATTACCTAACGGTGCTGGTTACCAGTATCTTAGAGAAGCTTTTACAAAAGCTGTAGCCTATATTCAAACATGGGCACCTAGAATTATTCTAGTAGGACACGTGAAAGATACAATGTTGGAGAAAGATGGTGCTGAGTTTAACTCATTAGATTTAGATCTAACAGGTAAACTAAAAAGAATTACAGCATCTAATTCTGATTCTATTGGATATCTTTACAGAAAAGGTAAGAAGAATATCTTGAGCTTTAAGACTAGTGATGAGATTGCATGTGGTGCAAGACCTAGGCACTTGAGTAACCAAGAAATTATTCTATCTGAAATAGATAGCGAGGGTAATATTACTACAAACTGGGATAAAATTTACATTGATTAAACTAGAAAAAATGATTAGCACAAAAAACATCGGAGGAGAACAATCCTCGTCAACACCAAAGACATTGCAACCAGGTAACAATCCCTGTAAAATTCTTGGTTTAAAGCTTGAACCAACTCGCTTTGATCCTAAAGCTTTTAATGTAATGTTGAGCCTTGAAGGTAATGATCTAGGATCAGACTTTGAGGGATTCTTTATCAATAAGGATGATGAGTCTCTGGGTCGTCACAAAGGTCAAGTAGGTAGAGTGCGTCTTAGTGAGTATGCTTACCAAGATGGTACTACTAAAAGTGGTATTAAAGTTAACCGTGACTATGAGATATTGCGCGCTCTTCAGAACCTGTGCAAAGTAACTGGATGCACTGATTGGTTTGAGAAGCAAGATAATCAACATGATACTATAGAATCTTTTGTTAATCAATTTGATTCTGATCTTCCTTGTACAGATAAGTTTGTTAACTTCTGTATTGGTGGTAAAGAGTATCAAAACAAACAGGGCTATACTAACTTTGATTTATATGTAGTAAAGCCAGCTCGTGGTCAATATGGTTACGAGTCAGCTGATGTAGCACCTGAGAATAGTAAGCTTATGAAATTTGATTCTGCTCTTCACATTAAGAAAAGTAAGTCAGATACAGTTACATCCTTTGGGGATGGTCCTGTAACAACCTCATCATCAGTGAGTAACGATTTTGAGTTGTAAATTATTTGGTTGTTAATTGGAAGGGGAGTATTTTCACTCCCCTTTCTTTTACCCTATAAATTATGATAAGTACAAAATCTTTGTTAGATGATCCATGTAAAGTACCGTCTTACTGGGTCTTTGAATATTATTGCTGTTTAACAGAGAGACTTGTAGGCCAGGATATTAAGATTAAATCTATATTCAAACCTGATGAAAAAACACCAAGCTTTTGTATATATATGAAGGGTGATGTTTATTTCTACAAGGATTTTTCAACCGGCAAAGGTGGTAATTCACTGCAGTTTGTCAAAGATCTATTTAATATAGATGCAAGTCGAGCTGCAGCAAAAATTATTACTGATTACAATGAGTATATGATGTCTGGTAAAAAGGATGATGACATACGTAACTTTAAGAAACAAGCTAAGTATCAAGTAAAGTATCACAAGAAAAGAGAGTGGACAAAACAAGATGGAACTTTCTGGACTAAGTATGCAATCAGTTCTGCTATACTAGAAAACTTTAATGTAATTCCTTTGGAAAGTTATACTATGACCAAAGAAGATGATGCTGATAGATTAATTATTAATGGACCTCACCTGTATGCATATACTAGAATTGATGGCACCATATATAAAATATATCAGCCCTATGTTACAGACCATAAGTTTCTCAAGGTAAAGAATTATATTCAAGGTACTGATCAGCTTAAGTTTAATCAACCTAATCTTGTTATATGCAGCTCTCTAAAGGATTCTATGTGTCTTACTAATTTTGGTTACAACATAGAAGTTGTTGCTCCAGATAGTGAGAACACTGTAATACCTAATGGTGCTATGTCAATGTACAAGCTTAAGTATAAAACAATCTGTACTCTCTTTGATAATGATGAAGCTGGCATTAAGGCTGCACAGAAGTATGAAGAGCAGTATGATTTACCAGGTGTTATATTACCTATGTCTAAGGATCTATCTGATTCTGTTAGAGACTATGGTATACCCGAGACAAGAAAAGTGTTACACCCCTTATTAAAAGAAGCATTAAAAAAATAAAATTATGGATGAAGAGAATTTAAAATCAGCATATAATATTTTACAGAATTCAACATATGGAGTCATGCATGATTCAATACCTACACCTACTTATTATAATAATGATTACGAGAAGTTACTTGATCAGATTAGTCCGCTTTGTTTACCAGACCAAGCAGATAAGGTAATAGTTAAAATGCTTGACGTCATTAAAGGTTATGATGCTGATGAGACTCACCGTCACTTAACTGATTTACTAATGCAAATGGCTAGAAAGCATGTGGGTTTATAAATTAAAAGAATTCACCGAGGACATGATTCCTGATGGTGCTGTAGGATTTGTATACCAGATGGATGTTATCCTAGATGGTGAACGCAAGTCCTACATAGGCAAGAAGAACTTCTTTGCGGATGTTAAGACTAAGCTTTCTAAGAAGGCTATGCCCACTGACAAACGCCTGAAGTCCTACAAGCGTGTAAGAAAAATTGTATATCAAAATTACTATAGTAGTAATGAGAAACTTAAGGCAGCTCATAAGGCTGGAGTACAAATTAAAAGGACTATCCTAAAGATATGCTACTCTAAGACAGAGCTCTCTTATCAAGAAGTTAAATACCAATTTATGTACGAGGTGCTAGAGAAAGACTTCTGGTTAAACGCAAACATACTTGGTAGGTTTTATAAACAAAAGTAATATGGCAAGTTTAAAGACAGCAACCTTATTTGCAGCATTAAAAGATGCTGGTGTAACAAATGTAGAAATTAGATATGATGGCGGAGGAGACTCTGGCCAGGTAGAAGATGTAGAGTATGAAGGAACTAACTTAGATCACACCTCTCTTAGTGATAAGTTTGAGGGAGATCTACAAGATCTAGCTACTCATATACTTGAACAGCATTATGACTATGACTGGTACAACAATGATGGCGGTTATGGGGTCATAAGGATTGATCTTGAAGAAGATACTCC